CCCCTATTTTACGCAAACTCACTACAATATCTGAGGAGCTGTTTTGATTGAGCTTAAAAAGTGTGGAGGTTTCTGTGGGCAAGAGCTGCCAGTTGACCAATTCCACAAAGACAAAACAAAAAAAGATGAGCGGCAGTCGGTCTGCATCACATGCTGCGCCAGACGCAAGAGAGCCACCAAACATGGCATCAGCATGGAACAGGTCTTGGTGTGGGAGCAACGCACCCGATGTGCAATCTGTGGAAAACCACAAGAGCACTACGCAGGCAAAGGCAAATCTGCTTGCTTGGATCACTGCCACACCACCGGCAAAATCAGGGGCGTGCTGTGCCACAGCTGCAACATCATCTTGGGTGCTGCAAAGGACAACCCACACATTCTCTCAGCCTGCATAGATTATTTGGCCAAACATTCAGCGTTTTAAGATTTTCTCCTTGCCAAACAGGGCTGTTTGACTATCTTATAAGATAGGGAAAATCCCTAAACTCAATTCCCCAGGAGAAACTCAAGATGGGTCTTTTTTCAAACTTCTCTCAGTTTGCTGCTTTGCTCAAGTGGCTTGGTCAGGTTGACCCAGCTGACATTGGCAAAGTCAAAAAAGCGGTGCTGGCGATCCAGTCAGACGCATCAACCTTGCAAGAGCAAGTACAGGCAGCTTTGGTGATTGCCGATGTTGCCACTGATTATATACCGGGTGACTTTGACGATGCTGTGGTTGATGCCATCAGCTCTCTGGTCAACAGAGATGACGTCTGGCTGATGCTGTCAGCTGCCAACATTGTTGATGATGGCTTGGCTGATGCAACTGCCTTGGCAGATGCACTTGCTGGGGGTGCTGACTCTCTTGATGCTGGCAATGCCGAGGCACTGATTGATCTCCAAGACAAGAACCCAGACGGCTGCCCAGTCAGAGTTGCTGGGGCAGACAAGCCAAAAATGATCCCATGGCCAGTGATTGTGCAGCTGAGCTTCTGGGCCATCAAAGTCATCAAGGCCATCAGAGAAAAACGCAATGCTTGAATGGCTCCCATACATCATTGGATTGCTGGGGCTGCTGGTCTTTGCATGGGCACCCATCTTTAATTGGGTAAAGAGCCTCTTTGCAAAAGACCAGCCCCCAGCTGTTGATGATGATGACAGGCTTGAGGTGATTGCGGCCTTGCTTTATATCTACGATGGGCTGCCAACCCAGTCAGACAAAGAAAGGCTTTTGCCATTGGTTGCATCTTGTATCAAGAGGTACAACCCATGAGGAAGCTGGTAGGATTGTCTTTGGTAGCCGCAGCAGTGGGCTACCTCTGGATCACAAACCAAGCTGATGCCCCAACTGTTCGGAATACCCTAACAGTTGAAACCCAGCAAATCTTGGTGAATGGTTTCAAAAACAAAAGACAAGAGGCAGAGGTCTGGGGTGGGATGCTTGAGGGTCTTGGCAGATTCATTGTGGGGGATGGTGAGACTGCCAAGCCAATCATCAAAACAGTTGCTGACATCGACAAGCTGAGAAGGTGCGCTGTCATGGCTGCACTCGATGATGTTGATGGCGGTGATGTGGTTGGCAAGGCTCTCAGCATCCCCCTGGCTGAGCTGGGCACTGGAGAGCTGACACCAGCCAAGAGGCAAGAGGCAGGTCGCATTTTCATTGATGCTGGCCAGTTGCTGGGGGGGCTGTGATGCAACAATTTGGCTGGCAACCTGACGACGATGGCAGCAGTGCCATTTTGGCTGACTCATCTGCCCCAGTGCATGAGCTGACCAACAGCCAGATTATGGCATGCCTCACACCAAACAGCTGGACAACCAGAAAACAACCCATTGTGCTCTTTGACGCACTCAGAGCCCTGCACCCCAACTGGGTCAGGTGGGCTCAAGGCATTGGTGACTGTGTCAGTTGGGGCTATGAGCTCGGCTGCACACTGGTTGCAGCTGTTGACATCTACATCAGGAAAGAGCCCTGGCAATGGCTGGGTGAGTTTGCCACAGAGCCCATCTATGGTGGGGCCAGGGTTGAGGCACTGGGCAAAAAGTCTGGTGGCTGGGGTGATGGTGCATATGGTGCCGCAGCTGCCAAGTTTGTCACCCAATGGGGAGCCCTGCACAGGATTGACTATTCTCTCAGCACTGGGGATGAGAGCCACAACTTGACCAAGTATTCAAAAGACAAAGCAAAAGACTGGGGCAACTTTGGCTGTGGTGGCAAGCAAGACTCTGGAGCACTCGACAAAGTGGCCAAGAGCCAGCCGGTTGAGAATGCCTATAAAATCACAACCTTTGAGCAGGCAATGGTGGCCATTGAGTCAGGCTACCCCATCCCAGTTTGCTCATCTCAAGGGCTGGGCAAGAGAGACTCAGAAGGCTTTGCCCCACCAATCAGAAAGCCATGGCACCATTGCATGTGCTTCGCTGGTGTCAGATACGACAAGCCAGGGCTGTTGGTGAGCAACTCATGGGGCAACTCATGGGGGGCATCTGGCAGAGTGCCAGGCGTGGAATGGGATTCAGTCAAAAAGTGCTCAGCGTGGGTGGATCACGAGACAGCTGGCCACATGCTGGCCAGGGGTGACTCATATGCTCTGACTGGTGTTGATGGTCTCAAGTCGCGTAGGATAGACTGGTCAGGAGGGTGGCAAATAAATGGGCGTTAAATTCTGCATACTGTGGTTTATTCTTGTCTTGCTGATGGCATTTTTGCCAGGGTGCTCATCTGCCAAAGGTGATGCAGCCAGGCATGATGGGTGGGCAGCATCGATTGCTGGGGCAGCAAAACTGGGCACACCAAAGCCAGAGCCAGCCCCCACACCAAAGCCAGGTGGTATGTGTGCCAACTGCAATGGCACAGGCAGGGTTGGTGATGGGGTGATCTCCTCAACTTGTCTTGACTGTGGCGGCACTGGTGTCATCTGTGACACCAAGCCAGACGACAAGGACCCCAATGATACAAAGCCAACGCCCCCACCAACATGCACAGCAGACAGCTGCCAGGCCCCCCAAAAAAAACCAACTAACAGACATAGACTCTTTTGGAGACTCAGGCGCAGATGAATACAACAATTGACTGGCAGACAGTAGTGGCAAAGGTGCCAGAGCTGGCAGCCCTTGGTGGGATTGTGTGGATGTTTCTGAGGTATCTCAACACCAGAGATAAGGAAAGCAAATCAACCACATCAAGCCAACTGGGTCTGGTTGCTGACTGTGTTGACAAAATAGCAATCACACATGAGCGCACCATTGACAGCCTCGACAGAAATACAGATATGTGTGGGCAGGTCAATACCAGACTCGACCAGTTGACAGAGCTCGAACGAAAGAGGCTGGGGGCATAAACATGGCATCAACAGCTTACAACTATCTTGCAATCTACGATGGCGTGCCTAGCGGTGCTGCGGGCGTTATCCTCAATGATAACTTCTCGGACATCAGCGATTTGACGCTCGACTCGATCCAGGGTTTGCATACATCGAATGGCACAGATGCCAGCCATGACATTGACATCACCACAGGTGCGGCGACGGACTCGACCAATGCATCTGTGCTTGTGCTTTCATCTGCCATCACCAAGCAGATAGACGCCTCATGGAGCGTAGGCACGGCGGCGGGAGGGCTTGATACGGGATCAGTTTCAACGTCAACTTGGTATGCCATCTGGTTAATTAAGCGTAGCGATACAGGCGTTGTTGATGCTTTATTTAGTACGTCATTCACGTCGCCCACAATGCCGACGAACTATGACTATAAGCGATACATCGGGGCTGTTCTCACTGACGCATCTGCCAACATCTTGGCATACAAACAGATTGGTGACGTGTTTGAGCTAGAGCAATGGGTTTACGCATTAGATGATTCCACGCCAACCACAATTCCCACTGATGTAAGGGCTGTATGCCCCCCTATTCTCTGCCAAGCCATCTGTCAAGGGCTGACAAAAACCACAACATCATCTGATAGATATTTAGAAATACACCATGCAGGTGCGGCATCTACTCGCATGTTTATAACAACAGCGGGGAATCCACAGCGGGAGGGTGCGACATTCACTCAGATAACCAATGACTCTGGCGAGATTAGATATTCAGCAAACAATACAAGTGACTGGGCACAATTTTCAGTTACGGGCATAGGGTGGATAGACCCTAGAGGGAGAGCAGTAGAGTAATGGGCACAGTAATACAAAACGCAGAAGGCAACGTCTACTCATTCGCACACAGCGGTAAGCCTCGTGAACTACGTGAGGGCGAGTCCTATATCTACGACGTTGCTACAATCGAGGACGCAAAGAGCGAGGCACAAAAGACAGCAGAGGCAACAGCTTCCGCAGTCGAAGCCATCAAGGTCAAAGCGGGGGCAGACATCGTAGCTATCGTGCCAGAATACAAGCAACGCAACGCACTAGCACGCATGCTGGAACTGGTCAACAAAAAGGTCGACGGGGGCACACTGACAGCGGAAGAGGATGCGGAGGTGGCTGCAGTTGAGTCTCTCTGGGCCACAGTCAAGGCAATCAGGGCTCAGTCAGACATTGACGAGGCAGCGGTGTAATGGCTCTCGACTGGAACACATTCTCCGACGCAGAGTGGGATACACTCACAGTTGCTGAGTGGGGCACATTCATTATTGATGCTGTGGCTGGTGGGGGGGATGTCTCACCAAATTACTACCACCAACACATTGCAGGCATGGGATAAACCATCATGGGATTAGAAAAGAACACAGCTGGCAAGTGGGTTGTCTTTGCATATGGGGGGCCAGACCATGCTTCTGCTGGGCTTTACATCACAGGTGATGCATCCAACATCACAGCCAACATCAGGATTGATGGGGGTGCTGCAAATGCTATTGATGACACCAACCCCACAGAATTAGAAGATGGGTTTTATGTTTTCGATGTGACAGCCACAGAGACCAATGGGGATTTGCTTTTGATCTGCCCTGAGTCTGCATCATCTGATGTGATTGTGATCGGTGCGCCAGCTGTGGTGCACACAGTGGCCCCCAATTTCAATGCTCTTGGCATTGAGTCTGATGGGGATCTCACCAAAGTCAATACACTCAATGGCCACACAGCTCAGACTGGTGACACATACACCCTGGCAAATGGGTCTGCTGGATTTGTGGCAATTGACACAGTTGTTGATGCCATCTTGGCTGACACAGGCACAACCTTACCAGCAACCCTGGCAGGGCTCAATGATTTTGACCCAGCGTCTGACACGGTGGCTAATGTCACACTAGTGGCAACCACAACCACCAACACAGACATGAGGGGCACAGACTCAGCCAATACAACTGTACCAGATGCAGCAGGCACAGCGGCAGCTTTGCACACCACAACGGATGCAGCCATTGCAGTCGTTGACGGTGTGGCAGATGCCATCTTGGTTGACACAGGAACCACATTGCCAGCAACCCTGACAACTATTGATGGGGTGGTTGATGCCATTCTGGTTGACACAGGAACAACCCTGCCATCAACTCTCTCAGGCATTGAGACCAAGGTTGACACAGTTGACGGTGTGGCAGATGCCATCTTGGTTGACACAGGAACCACATTGCCAGCAACTCTGGCAACTATTGACACAGTGGTTGATGCAATCTTGATTGACACAGGGACAACCTTACCAGCTGCCATCCCATCGGTCTCTGACATCTGGACAACAGCCTTGACAGAGGCATATAGGTCAACTGGTGCCACAGGCACAGCTGCCCAGCTGATGTATGAGCTGATAGCCCATCTTGGCGAGCACGCCAACAGCGGGACGACTCGCACACTCAAAAAGCTGGATGGCTCAACCACAGCCAAAACTTACACGTATGATGATGCCACCAGCCCCACATCAATCACAGAGGCAACCTAGATGTCAATTGCTCTCATCACCACTGGTGGCTTTGGCAACGGCACCCTGACAACCACCATGGCCAATGTGACCACCAGGGGTTATACCCAAGAATCTATCGCCACACCCACGGCTGGTATATTTGCGACTCTGAGAGACTTGAGACCATACGCCAGTTTGAATGATGACCGGCCGCTTGTGGCATTGGATGATGACAGGCCATTTATAAAGGTGCGTTATGACAATTGAACTTGATGACCAGCCATGTCTGTCTGTGGATGACGTAGAGGCTTTCAAGGTGGATCTAACAGCCCATCTGGGCAGTGACTCTCTTTCAGGCAGCCCCACAGTGGCACTGGTGACAGCTGATACAGATGTGACGATTGGCACACCAGCCAACAACACAGCCACCTATGTTGACAAAGATGGGGACACGGTGGCTATTGGCAAGGCTGTTGAATTTACGTTCACCAGCACCAGCACAGGCAGCCACCAACTGTTGATAACAGCCACCACAGCTGCACGAACCATCAAGAGGCTCTTGGGGGTGACTGTTGAATGAGCAAAGCCAAAGGCATCAGTCAAGAGCAGCATGCCAAGTACAAAGCTGCCAACAGCCAGCGATGGTCTGATGCAGCTGCCCTGGCAAATGACTTGGGCTCTCTGCCAGAGCCAGCTGATGCTGGCCAAAGGGCAGCTTGTGGGGAGTCATTCCAGTTGTGGTGTGAGACATACAGGCCAGAGGCATTCTTTATGGGCTGGTCAGATGACCATCTCAAGATTCTCAAACAGGTTGAATTAACTGTCAGGGATGGTGGGCTCTTTGCCCTGGCAATGCCCAGAGGCTGTGGTAAAACAACCATTGTTGTCTCAGCTGCCATCTGGGCTCTGTTATATGGGTATGCCAGGTGGGTGTGCCTGATTGGTGCCACTGGCCCAAGGGCTCAGAAGCTGCTGAGCAGTATCAAGACAGAGCTGAGATTCAACGCAGCCCTGGCTGCTGATTTTCCCGAGGTGTGCGGCCCCATCATCAAGCTGGAAGGCAAAGCCATCAGGGCTAACAGCCAGACACATGGGGGCGTGCCCACCAACATCATCTGGCACAAAGATGAGCTTGGGCTGCCATTTATAGAAGGCTCCCAGTCATCTGCTGGGATTGTCACAGTTGCTGGGATCACAGGGGACATCAGAGGCCAGCAGAAAACCACACAAGATGGCAAAGTCATCAGGCCAGATTATGTAATCTTGGATGACCCACAGACAAGAGAATCTGCCAAGTCAGGCACCCAGACAGACGACAGAATCAGCACGCTGATGGGTGACATATTGGGGCTGAGCGGGCCAGGGGTGAAAATTTCAGGGGTGATGCCCTGCACTGTCATCAGCAGGGGCGACATGGCAGACCAGATTTTAGACCGGGACCAATGCCCTGAGTGGCATGGCGAGCGTACCCAATTGCTATATGGTTGGCCAGTCAAGATGGATTTGTGGGGCAAGTATCAAGAGATGCGAGAAGAAGAGTTTCGTAACTCGACAGATGAGGCTGGTAGTTTGGCATACTACATGAACAACCAAGACGATATGGATCTTGGCTGTAAAGCTGCTTGGGATGAGAGACACACAGACGATGAGGCTTCTGGCATTCAACATGCTATGAATCTATTCTATCGAGATGAGGCAGCATTCTGGGCAGAGTTTCAAAACCAGCCCCTTGAGACCAGCCAAGATGACACCATCTCAGAGGATGAGCTTCTGCAAAGAACTCACCCAGTTGCCAAGGGCAGCTTCCCAACTGGTGGTGAGCTCATAACGGCATTTGTGGATGTACAAAAAGATTTGTTGTACTACTGTGTAATTGCTTGGAGGCCAGATTTCACAGGCTGGATTGTTGACTATGGTGCTTGGCCAGACCAGAAAACCACCAACTTTAGACTGAGCCAGGCAAAGAAAACCATTGGCAAGCAATGGCCAGGGCAGTCTCTTGAGGTTGTGCTTACCAAGGCACTCAATGCATTGATTGACGATCTTTGCAGCAAGAGCTGGCAAAGAGAAGATGGCGCTGAGCTATCTGTCTCAAGGTTGCTGATTGATGCCAATTGGGGGCTGAGTAGGAATATCGTCTATGAGTTTTCACGCAACACCCCACACAGAGCTGTGGTGATGCCATCTCATGGCAAGTATGTTGGGGCCAGCAATGAGCCTCTCAACGCCACCATTGCAAAGCGATCTGGCAAAAGGATTGGCGAACACTGGAGAATCCAGAAAGCCAAAGACAACCCAGCCCAGTATGTGCTCTACGATGCGAACCATTGGAAGTCTTTTTTGTTTTCCAGGTTTGCCACAGAGCCTGGCACAGCAGGAGCACTGACTTTGTTCCAAGCATCACCCAGGATTCACAAGACATTTGTCAGGCATCTAAAAGCTGAATATCCTGTCAGGACATCTGGCAGGGGCAGAGAGGTTGATGAATGGAAACTAAGGCCAGATAGACCAGATAACCACTGGCTTGATTGTGCAGTTGGCTGCTGTGTGGCTGCATCAATTCAATCATGTGACACATCTGCCAAAAAACCAAAGACCCCCAAAAAGAAAAAGACCAAGGGAGTTAGTTACTTATGAGTAAAAAACGAGCAAAGAAAAAGCCAGTTGTCACGGTTACTCCTCCAGAATGCCCACATTGTGGCCACCAAAAGCACAAAAAACAAAGAGGAGCCCACAGGGAGCTTGACTGCTTTGCAACTGGTCAGCATCTGGCTTGGTTTTATGTGGCGTGCTCTGGCTGTGCTGCTGTCTTTGTCATCCGAGAGGTCACAAAGCTGCCACCAACCAAGCAATCCTGACTGCACCAATGGCAGATTCTGCCATTCTGGGTTGGGTTTTTATCTGATTTCTGATTGCCAAGCGGGGCAGTTTGACTATATATAAGATAGGGGGAAGCTGTGCCGAATACAAAAGCCAATAAATTAGTTTTTGCCAGACAGATGGTTGAGCAAATTGAGTCAGCACTTTTGACAGGGGCAGCTGGCGTGACATCCATTTCTATTGATGGGGTGAATACGGTTTTCAATCGGCAGCAGCTCTTGGCTGAGTTGGCCATCTGGGAGAAAAAGGTTGCACGATATTCGCGCAGCTCGAACAGCAGAACAACCACTATCAATCTGGGCAACTCGCATGGCTAATATCCTATCTGACAGACTTGGCCAGTTTGCCCGCTATATTGCTGGTGAGCCATCCAATACGCGCAGAGACCCTGGCACACGCATACAATCATCTGACCAGATTCTGAGCCCAGTCAAGCGCAAAAGAGCCACAGAGGGTGCCAGAGAGCTCTGGCGCAATTACTCAGTGGCAGCGTGGGCAGTCAGAAAGCATCTGGATTATGTCAGCACTTTCACATTCCAGGCTGACACTGGCAACCCAGCACTCAATGAGCATCTTGAGAGCCTGATGAGTTGGTGGGGCAGGCCCCTTAATTGTGATGTGGCTGGTAGGCACAGTCTCAAGAGAATCATCAGGCTGGCTGAGGCCAGAAGGGTGATTGATGGGGATGTATTTCTGGTCAAGATGGCCAATGGCATGCTCCAAGCTGTTGAGGGCGATCGAGTCAGAGACCCTGACAGGATGCCCCCCAAAAAGCTCAATGAGCCAGCTGCCTACACCCATGGCATCAGGACAAACAAAGCTGGCAAGATGCTGGCTGCATCAATCCACAGGCGCAATGCGGATGGTACGTACACACTAGAGCGTGAGATTGGTGCTGGCAGGCTTCTGCACTTGGCATACTTTGACAGCTTTGACCAGGTGCGCGGGGTCAGCCCCATCATCAGTGCCATCTCTGGCTTTCAAGATGCCCTTGAGGTGTCAGATTATGCCTTGGCCAAAGCTAAGATCACACAGCTGTTTGCCCTGGCAATTAGCAGAGATCAGTCAGACAGCTTTGATGATGATGACGATGAGGCTGAGTCTGGATATGAGATTGACTTTGGCAAAGGGCCAGTCAAGATGGATCTTGACCCAGGCGACAAAGCTGATTTCTTGGAAAGCAAACACCCATCGACAGAGTTTCAAGCATTTTTGCATATGACCTTGCAGGCAGCTCTCAAGTCTTTGGATATTCCATGGTCTTTTTACGATGAGTCATACACCAATTTCTTTGGCAGTCGCTCAGCTTTGGTGCAATATCAAAAGAGCTGCGAGTCAAAGCGGGATGACCTTAAAGAGACACTCAACAGGCTGACAGGCTGGCGAATCAGCAAGTGGCTGGCCAATGGTGTCATCAACTTGCCAAATGGCTTTGATGCCCACAGCATCAAATGGGACTGGATACCAGCTGGGCTGCCTTGGTGGGATCCAAGCAAAGAGATCAAGGGCGATGTGCTGGCCATTGAGAACAATCTGCGCACACGGTCAGAGATTCGCAAAGAGCGATACGGCGACAACTGGCGGGATGTTGTCAGGCGCAAGGCCGAAGAGGACCAGTTTTTGATTGACACCCTTGGCCCAGATGCACTGAGCACATCGTCAATGGTTAATGAGCCCACTGAGGTTGAGGAGGATGACACAGATGACTAAGGCCAAACAAGCAGACCAATATTTTCATATGGCCACCATTGCTGGTGGGGATGCGCACAAAATCGACAGAGCCAACAACATCATCAGGGGTGCCAAGATTGCACAGCTGGGCGATGTTGGCGACGATCGCCCCTGGCATGCTGATGAGGCAACATTGAGCACAGTGGCAGAGCTGGGTAACCGGCCAGCCAAGGGGCTCAAAGCCAGATTCAGTCATCCAGAGCCGGGGCAGTCTGGGATGGGTAGATTTGTTGGGCGTTGGCGCAATTTTGAGGTGAATGATGGGGCAGTCTATGCTGACCTGCATTTGTCACAAGCTGCATTCAACAGCCCAGGATTGGGTGACATTGGAAACTATTTATTTACTCTGGCAGCTGATGCACCAGAGGCTTTTGGGGTCAGCCTGCATGCCAGAGTTGACCAAGATGCAACCTTTGAGGCTGATGGGGCTCTGAGATTCTCAGGGCTCAAAGCTGCTGACTTTGTTGATGACCCTGCTTTGACAAGTGGGGGTCTTTTTGAATACCAGCACCAATCAATTGAGGCTGGTGCAGAAACCTTTGATAATGGGGAGCCAGACATGGCAGAAGAAAAAGTTGTTGATGTGGTTGAGACACCAGAGCCAGTTGAGGCTGTCTTTGATCTGGCTCAAGCTGGGCAAGAGGCAAAGCCATTTATTGATGCCTTTGGTGCAGAGGGAGCACAGGCATTCTTGTCTGGTC